CCCTGCGCCTGCCGCCTGCGCCCTGTCTCACAGGGAACCAAAACGGGGGAACCGTCTGCGCCTGCCGCCTGCGCCCTGCGCCTGCCGCCTGCGCCCTGTCTCACAGGGAACCAAAACGGGGGAACCGGCAGGGGAACCGGCAGGGGAACCGGCATTTTTTGGGCTATAATAAGAAGAAACACGGCAGGGACTAATAATAAAAAGTTTCGATTTTCATTGATTTTATGCGGATTTTCCAGTAAAATAAAGGGCGTGGACAGGTCCACGGGAAACACAGTTGTTTAAACAAGAGCCGCAGACAGCGGCGGAAAGGAAAAGAGCATGAAACACAACACAACAGGACACAGCAGGCAGGCAAGGCAGGCACAGGCAGGCAGGTACACACACAGGCAGGAACGGCAGATACAGGCCGCAGAACAGGCCGCACGGCAGGCAGGCAAGGCCGCAGGTTTTGACGCACTTATTCAGAGCGCAGAACAGGCCATAAACGGCAGGACACAGGACACAGGCGAAAAGGTTTTAAAACTTTCGGCAGGCATTACAGCGGCGGTTTTGAAAAGGGTGTACGATCCCCGCGCATTTGCTAGTCTGACAGCGGATGATGTGGATGACAGCGGATGCAATAAGGAAATCTTACAGCTGCGCATGGAATTAAAGCAGGCAGTAAACGGCCTGTTGACACAGGCGCAGGCAGTAAACGACAGCGTGCATTATGATTTTGACAGGGTGCAGGCCGCAGTATTAGAACAGGCGCAGGCAGAGTTAAAAACAGTCCGCAGGCAGGCGAAAAAAGGACAGGCCACAGGCGAACAGGTGCAGGCCGCAGAACAGGCCGCACGGCAGGCAGGCAAGGCCGAAACGGTCCGTAGTGCTACATATGAACAGGCACGGCAGGCACGGCAGGCCGCAGTTATGGACGGCTACACTTGCACAGATATTGAACGCAAACAGGACGCAGTACCACAGACAGAAACAACACTTTCGGACGGTCTGTCGATTGTTTTCACAGCGGCAGAACAGATTTTATGTCAGGCACGCAGGCAGGCAGAGCAGGGCGCATTTTTTACAGTCTCATACATGGACGCAGACGGCAGACAGCACAGCGCACGCTATGAGACACGGCAGGCCGCAGAACGGGCCGCAGAACAGGCACAGGCCACAATACAGGTCACAGGCGCGTATAAAGTCCCGTTTAACTTTAATCGCGCGTACAGCGTTTTCACAATTGACAGGCGCGTTTATATTCAGAGCGCAGACAGCGCGGCATGGTCACACAAACAGACAGCGACAAGCACGGAAGTCAAAAAGGCAGTACGCAGGGAAATTGCAAATAACAGGGCCCTGGTCACTGACCCTAAAAACAAGTATTGTTATCTCATGGAAATGGTACAGGCCACAGCAGACGAAAACGGTGAACAGTTGGCCACAGAGATGATTTACAGACGGCAAATGAAATATATGCAGGCCGTGGACGTGGTAACGTACAGCGGCCACAGCGGCAGGCGGCAGGCCACAACAGGCGGCGCAAGTGTAAACGAACAGACAGTGAAAACATATACTGAATTGATATCTGCCATGAATCTGACCACATCACAGGCTGAAGTGTTGAAGTATCGTTTACAGGGCTATGGTTACAAGGCCATAGCACAGGCGCGCGGTGTCAGTGATAAGGCAGTCAAAAAGGCTGTACAGCAGATACAAATTAAAGCGGCCTGCGCAGTTGTGGACGCAGACACAGGCAAGCGCAGAACGCAGGCACAAAAAGAAGAATTAACGAAAAAATACGCAGAAACAAGGGTGCAGGCCGAAAAGGACAGGGCCGCATATTTGACAGCAGAACAGGCCGCAGAACAGGCGGAAATGGAACGGGCATTCAAAGCACTAGAACAGAATTACATCAGCACAGGCAAGGCAAGGCAGGCCGCACGGCAGGCCGTAACGGTTGAAATGTTAGGCAAGTTACACGAACAGGCCGAAAAGGCAACCGGCTATAAAGTTGTGACACAGCAGGCCGCACGGCAGGCCGTGGCATGGTACGACACAGAACAGGCCGCACAGCAGGCCGCACAGGCCACAGGCGGCACAATCGAATTAGACATGCAGACAGTGTACATGGTTACAGCGGCAGACGGCAGGCGGGAAACGTACGACACAGAACAGGCCGCAGAACAGGCCGCACGGCAGGCAAGTAAACAGTTGTGGTCAGTCGAGTATAACGACAGCAAAAAGCGCAGGCGGTATATCTGCACAGACAGCGCAGAACAGGCCGAAAAAGTCAAATCACTTGTAAGGGCATACAGGGACGCACAGCAGGCCGAAAAGGCCGCACAGGCCGCAAAACAGGCCGCAGAACAGGCCACAGCGAGGGCGCACAGGGCAGGCACAGAACAGGCGGAAAAGAGTGCGGCATACGCAAGGCAGGCCGCACGGCAGGCGCAGGGCACAGCAGACACAGCACGCACAGCATTGTACGGCTACAGGCGGCAGGCGGTAGGCAAGCGTGCGACATCAGCACAGACACACGCACAGATGATGCAGGACAGGGCACAGCGGCAGGCGGCAGACTTCCAAAAAAGGGCACGGCGCGAACGGGACGCAGATGTGATTATCAGAGTTGAACGCAGGCCGCAGGCCGTGACCGTGCAGGCCGTTACAAACTGGTGGTATAAAGTCACATGGACGCAGGCCGCACAGGAAACACACAGCGGTGTCTATGCTGACAGGGCACAGGCAAAACAGGCCGCACAGCGGACAGCAGGCGCAGGCCGTTGCAAGGTGGTCAAAGTCGATTGATTGACGGACAGCGGCGCAGGTTGTGAGACTTCCAAGAAAAATTGAAAAGGGCGGACAGGTTGCAGGGCCTGCCGCCTTTTTTTTGCGTTCAGTGTGTCGATTGTACTAGTACACTCACACAATTCTAAGGCCGTACATCCGTTCCGAACGGTTGTTCGATTCTACGTCCGCTTTTCACACAAACGGACGTTCGTGCGTACATACGTTCGGGAGGGGGCTAGTTACGGTTTTCCGAACGGGTGTTCGATCACCATATACCCAAGGAACTTCCCATAACAACACAATCAACATTTTTCATCTCTCCATCCACCTCCCATTTTCCACCAGGAACCGACCGGATCATTAAATCCCATAAGCACCGCATTTCCAATATACAACCTGATCGTCTCATACTTTTGGAAAACTCGTCGCTCCGGTCGTAACCAACCCCTCATAAATGATATGCAACACATGTTGTATTATGGCGTGTAATGTTTATAATTATTTTATAATTTTGGAAGACATTAAAACTTGACATTAAATCTAAAATGTGGTATAATACGTATATACTGAAGAGGGGGCTCTGGCCTCTTCAAATTTACCTTTTGGAATACAAATATATACTTTACACATCGTTCTTAGTATGCAAGATTTGGCTAATTTTTATGTAGCATTGAAAGCGTACGGACAACGATGCTGGTAGCTTTACAGACGGAGTTCGGGTTTCCCTCTCCTCTCTGATAGTCTTTTAAGGACGATGCCAGTTTTTGGCTTAAATACGCCATTCTTTTTTTGATTTAGAACCTGGTAGGTTCTAAATGGTTCTAAGAGGTTCTAAAACGGGGTTTTCAGCCCTCAAATTTTAACGAATGAAAGGATGTAAAAATGACCACATTTGACTTCTCTACCAGAAAGCAGGTAATTGATATGCACGTTCTTCGCGAGTCTTCCAGAAAGCTGGCTCAGGGTCTTATCTCTCCGGCTACTGAACAGACAACATGTGAACTTGCACCAGAACATGCAGCCGAACCTATTAAGAGCATGGACGATATTCTTCGTATCTCTTCTTATCTTAAGGAAGAGGAACGGTACAGAGATAATATGCTCTTCATAGTCGGAATCAATTTCGGACTTAGGGCAAGCGACCTGAGGATGCTTCGGTTTTCTAATTTAATAAATGATAACTGCACTTTCAGAGATAGCTTCCCGGTCTTTGAGAAGAAGACACGTAACACCAGAAAGAGAAAGACAAACAGATTTATTACTATTAATAATGCAGTAGTAGATGCAGTCACTCTTTATCTGGAAAATACCCCCGGTACGTGTCTGAGTGACTATATGTTCAGGAGCGAGTCTAATAATGGAAGTAACAAGAATGAACCTCTGTCTGTTAAGTCTATTGATCGTCTCCTGAAAGGTATAGCCGCAGACCTTGATCTGAATGTAAAGATGAGTACACATACTCTCAGAAAGACATTCGGATATTGGACAATGGTGCAGGGTGGAAACGACCATCGTCGTCTTCTCCTGCTCCAGAAGATCTTTAACCATTCTTCTCCGATGCAGACCCTCACTTATATCGGTGTGACTTCTGATGAAATCGAATCCGTGTATAAGAATCTGAATCTCGGCATTAGCATGGTTGACAGCAAGATCGTAGAATATGTTTCTACGGCGAGTTAAGAAATGATTAAAACGAAAGGAATTCTTTAAAGAATCAATCAATAATAAAAAGGTTTTGATTATTTCTTTATTGGAATTAATGGTAATTAATATTGATTTATGTTTGTGATGCCATAATGGGGAATGGCAAGTCGCAATCTGCCATCTCATATATGAATGAGCATAGCGACCAGAAGTTCATATACATCACGCCGTACCTGGATGAGGCCGCCCGCATCAAGGCCAGTTGCCCGGCTCTCAATTTCGTCGAGCCACAGCAGACGCGCAAATATGGATTCAGCAAGCTGACCCACACACATGCACTCATTGAGCGCGGCGAGAATATTACCACTACTCACCAGGCATTTAAGAATTATAGCGAGGCTACGCTTAATGCTATACGTGAGCATCAGTATACTCTGATTATTGATGAGAATGTCGATGTGCTGGAAGTGTGTGATATTCATGAAGATGATATAAGGATTGCTGTTGAAGCCGGGTATGTAAAATTTGAAGACAGCAGATATGAGCTTATACGTGACGACTACAATGGAAATGCGTTTCGTGAAATGTTCTGGTTCATGCGCTCCAGACAGATTATGCGTATCGATACAGAAGAGGGCGGGCAGAAATGCAGCCTGTACTATTGGGCTCTTCCGCCCGATCTCATTACATCATTTAAAGATGTAATCATACTGACATATCTGTTTGAAGGTCAGAGTCTCCACAGCTTCTTGAAGATGTATGACCTGCCTTATGAAAATATAGGGATTAAGAGGGTCCCCGGGGGTGGTTACAGTTTCTCCAAAGATGAGTTCTATATACCGGACTACGTACAGCATATACGGGATATGGTGAAAATAGTTGAACAACCGAGACTCAATTCGATTGGAGACGACTACACGGCGCTGTCTAAGAACTGGTTTGGAACACACGCAGATGAAGCTGTGCCGCAACTGAAAAAGAATATCGACAATCTGTTTAAGAATATCTGGAAAGATTCTGAAGCCGAGGAAAGAATGTGGGCGACGTATAAGACGCAAAAGGATTCTTTAAAGGGCAAAGGGTATACGAATGGATTTGTCGTACTGAATTTAAAAGCATCAAATAATTATAGGAATAAGAGATATCTTGTTTACGCTTGTAACTTATTCATGAATGTAAACGAGAAAATGTTTTATACAAAGAACGGTATAACCGTTGACGAGGATAAATATGCACTATCAATAATGGTTCAATGGATTTGGCGTAGCGCAATCAGAGATGGAGAAGAGATTTATATATATTTGCCTAGTAGCAGGATGCGTAAAATCCTAAACGATTGGATGGATAGTCTGACGGAAGGAGGGAGCGCTGATGGAGTACAGGCGTTGTGAGAGTTGCATCTTCTTCGATATCTGTAAAGAAACAGAGGTATGCGAAGACTTCGCTCCGTGTGGTGACGAAGTAGTCGATACATATATACAGGAAGAGATCATTGACGCTGGGAGATTGCAGTTCTATTCAGAGTGGAACGCATATATTTCACAGTATGATGATTTTTAATTTTACGCTATGAATGCAAATATAAACATTACATTATGTAATGCGGATTAGGGGTGGTTATAATAAGCAAACAACTTGCTTGTCAGACATACATATATAAGATACACAGCAGTCGACTACGGAAGGCGAAGTGGAATCTTACTCTTCCGATAGAAGAAGCAAGGAGAAACGACGAAGTGATTGCTCTCGCTTCATCGCAGATGCTTAGATGGATAGATGAATTAAATGGTGTCTATGACGCAGATGATAAGGCAAGATATATAAAGCACAGGATACGAAAGATAAGAAAGGAACCATGTAGCGTCCAAAATAGAAAACTAATCAAGGATCTATATCATGAGCTAGACATATTGCAATTTAAACCAGATTATATGTGTCTGATCATAGACAAAGAAAAAGACTACTATAGGGCGTGCCGTGGTTTCAGTATAAATGGCATAGAGTATCATAGGTTGCTTGGTACAAATGGTGGTATCAAAAATTCAACAATAGTGTTCGTAAGCGAAAGGCTATACGGTGAGTTATCTAGAAGAGTTGAAAATGGACGTGACCAAGACAAGAAACTGGTAACAGCAAAACTTGAAGCATATAAGGCGTTAACATGTAGCGCATCAAACCCTGTGTCTCTTCCAAATGGAATCATAGTCGTCGACGATGTCGAAACAGAATTCTTATCAGACATTATATATATGACCGATGAGGACTCTGTAGAACCGACAATGGAATTCAGAAAAGACGAACCTATAAAGATGGACGCGTCTGACGGGTTTGGAATCATGCTCCCATCTCTTGCGGAGAGGTGGAGCTATGAACTAGGTCTTGACTATATCGTTAGTGGATTAAACACGAGGTTTTCATTTGAAAAGGGGATGGTATTCACATTCGACTTTTTGGATTTTGCAGAGAATGTAGCTGGCAAATATGAGATAAAAGATGCGTGGGGCAATACTGTTGACGTTCGAGACGCCGAGCTTATACTTACAACATCAATGGTAAAGCTATGGGACAGCTATAAAGACTGTGACGATTACGTCAATACATCTGTTGAAAACGGATATACTTTCGGAATCGCAAAGACATGTCCAAAAGAACTGGAATCAGAGCGTAACCTAAATTATCAATTCATACAAAGTTACGAACTTGACGATGATGATATTGACGAATTGATCGCTCCGACCATGAACGAGATAAAAGATGTTCTGAACGCAGACTGGAAGAAAACTCTCCTGTTTCTAAAAGGATCAGGTATAACAGGAGAAAATGTTGAAAGGTCAGCTAATGATTTTATAAAAGCGATTATGATAGACCACCGTATTATTGATGACCCTTTTGTTCAGTCTAATATATATCGCCTAATAAAGAACAGGATCGATGAGGCAAAGGTCGGTGTGATAAAAGTACACGGTAATTTTTCAATCATATCAGGCGATCCGTACCTGCTATGCCAGAATATGTTTGGTCTGGAAAAGACCGGGCTGCTAAAGGCTGGTGAGATATATAACCGATACTGGGCAGATACCGATGCTGATAAACTTGCATGTTTTAGAGCACCTATGACATGTCATAATAATATAAGGATTGTTCGTCCTGTGAGAAGGCCGGAATCAGATTATTGGTATCAGTATATGAACGCATGCACCATATTTAATGGATGGGACACAGCGGCACAATCTTTAAATGGAGCAGATTTTGACGGCGATCTTTGTATGCTAACAGACAATCATGTACTGTGTTCAAAACATAAAGCGCTTCCAACATTGATGTGTGCGCAACGTAAGGCGGAGAAACGTATATCTACCGAGGAGGATTTTATAAAGTCAAACATAGAGAGTTTCGGCAATGATATTGGAAAGACTACAAACTGGATTACAAGCATGTTTGATGTCCAGGCTGGGTTTAGACCGAACTCAAAAGAATATGACACTCTCTCGTATAGGATAATGTCAGGTCAGTTGTTTCAACAAAACGCCATAGACAAAGCGAAGGGTATCATATGTAAGCCTATGCCGAGGTCGTGGCATGATAAACATGCGGTGTTTAAGATGGAGGCAGATGATGATACGGTAGAGTTATATCGCAATATAGTTGCTACTAAGAAGCCTTACTTCATGAGATATATCTACCCTGCGCTTATGAAAGAGTACAATACTTATATCGGAAATACGAACAGGAATGCTCTCAGAGAGTTTAGGTTAAGTGTCGACGAACTGAATTCAATGCCGAACAAAGATCTGACGCAAAGGCAAAGGGAGTTTCTTCAATTCTATTATAAGCGTATGCCAGTTGGTATTGGCAACTGCGTTATGAATAGAATATGCAGGAAGTTTGAAAACGAGTTTGATGGGTATATCGGTAAACATAATTCTTCGACAGAATTTGATTATACAATTATGAAGAGTGACGTGCCGTATACACAAAAGCAATATTCGGAAATAAAACGTTTGTATGATGATTATAACAAGAGACTTGCAAGTTATGCTGTATTCTCAGATTATGAACGCGTCGACGAGACAGACTCGTTTAATGAACTGTCTTCAATGAATGAAGAGTTTAGGAAGGAGTGCGATAAGATATGTCCAAATAGATTGGCACTATGTAACATAGTCTTGGACATATGCTATAAAAAGAGTTCAACAAAAAGATTCGCATGGAATATGTGCGGCGATGAAATAATAGAAAATCTTCTTATCAATAATGACCGAATAATCTCCTACCCTACACTTGATCCAGACGGCGATATTAGATATTGCGGCGAAAGTTTCAGATTGGAAAGTAAGAGATTGGAGGTACAGGAAGATGATTATTTTGAACGAACGGAAGTGGGCTGAAGAAATAATTGCTACGCATGAATTAGGCAAGGAGAAGTATAGAGCGTTATGCGCCGTAGCAAGATATTACATGGAGCAAGGGTATACAAAAAAGGAAGCGAGGGAGGCGTTAGAAAAGTTTTTGCTTGAATGTGATCCCACAATATCTATACCAAAGTGGTCGAAGACAATTGATTATGCAGTTGTGGCTGGGACAAGATACAAGTCTATACAGATAGATAGTATCAAGGTTACAAAAGAAGAATTAGATGTAATTAGCAAAATAGAGAGTATGCCAGTACAGCGACTTGCTTTTACTCTGCTGTGTCTCGCTAAATATTGGGTCGCTGTTAATCCGGAGACAGATTACTGGATTAACAACAAAGACTCTGAGATAATGAGAATAGCAAATATTAACACATCGATTAAGAGGCAGAGTTTTATGTATAACGAACTTGGAGAGATGGGACTAATTCAATTTTCTAAGAAAGTTGACAATACCAATGTCAGGGTTACTTTTGCTACAGAGGGCGAGACTGTTATAGAGATTAAGGATTTCGACAACCTTGGATATCAGTATATGAAGTATAAAGGTCTGCCATATTTCACATGCGAGATTTGCGGAAGGACGCTGAGGAGACGCAATCCTAAAAAGGGAAGAAAGCAAAAATACTGCGATGAATGCGCAATGAAACGGAAATTACAACAAAATGTTGAATCTGTTATGCGAAAGAAACAGCGTGAAGCCGATAACGAACATAAAGATGAATGAAAAAATAACATGCGAAAAACGTTGTATTTTCAACAAAAACTCGACTTTTGATGAGTTACTATTATGAAAGTAATAAAATAAAAATTTAGAACATATGTTCGTTTATTTATAATTATTACATATTTATAACACCAAGCATTGAAAGAAATGTTTTCTTAAAGGGGATATGCAACAGGCGTTGCCGATATCACCGATTTCTTTTTATTACACATAGATGAAGGAAAGGAGACTCGCCGTGTGGCGGGGTGGGTTTTATACCCTCTGTATTAACAAATGAATTTAGAACAACTACACGGTGAGTCAGACTTAGACTATCAGAGACGTCTGATTTATGGAAAGCTGGTAGACAAGACGTTAGCCGATATAGACTTCTCAGAGTTAGCAAGTCTTGTGTACGGTCAGGATTATTCAAGTGATGTGGCGAGGCGCATGATGTATGGGTCGCGTAAGACATTAGAGCTTGTTGATAAAGAGATGGAACAGCTAAGCGTTGCAGCGCAGACATCCGAAAGCGATGTCAAGATTAGGGAGCTAAAGGCCGAACGCCAAAAGATGTTCGACCAGAGGCGTGAGCTTAATAAAATAGAAAGAGATATTGCCAGACAAGAATACATAGATTCAAAACTTATCGAGGCGGCTGAGTCGCTGAATGAAACCATCGGCCCGCTTTTTGGAGAAGTTATGTATGCTGACAATGAGATTGAAAACAGTGAGGCTGTACTTGTATTTAGCGACTGGCATTATGGAATGGTCGTAGAGAATGTATTCAACAAATACGATACAGATATTTGTAAAGATAGAGTGCAAGCTGTTGTAAATAATGCGATTAATAGAATCAAAGTACATAAGTGTAATGCTCTTCATCTGATATTACTTGGAGATGCTTTCCACGGAGCAATACATACATCTGTCCGTGTTGCATCTGAGGAGTTGGTAGTTGATCAGATTATGCAAGTGTCAGAGATTATCGCTCAGGCTATTAACGCATTATCAATGTTTGTCCCAAATGTGTATGTGTATACGACATATGGAAATCACGGACGTGTTGTTTCAAATAAGAAAGATAGCATCCACAAAGATAACCTTGAACGTATCGTCGGATGGTGGCTCAGACAGAGACTTAAGGATAATGAAAGAGTGACCATGATGCCAGACAGCGGAACAGAGTTTGTTTTCGTTAATGCATGTGGTCATGATATATGCGCAGTGCATGGCGATCTTGATTCTGTCAGAACATCGCCAAGACTTCTTACTACACTGTTTTTCAAAGAGTATCAGAAAAATATAGAGTGTATTATTTTAGGCGATAAGCATCATAGAGAAAGTTTTGAGGAACTAGGCGTTGTGTCTATGATATGTGGCGCTCTCTGCGGATCTGATGACTATGCAAATGAGAAAAGGCTATTCTCAAAACCTAATCAGCTACTTCTTATCTTTGACGAGAATGGGCTAGATGCTGAATATAGAATTAGATGTGATTGAGTCAGTTAGCGCTGGCTCTTTTTTAATGAATGAAAGGAAGTGTTTGCGCTGGGTAGAAAGACAAAGAAAAACAATATAACTTCGCCGGAATTACTGGCGCAGGTCAATCCAGAGAATACGCAACTGCTTAAGGAGTTTCTCGACTACCTTAGGTCTGTTGATAGAAGTGAGACTACAATCGACGCTTATAAGAGTGATATCGAGATAGCGTTTGTATGGTGTTTGCAGAATAACGGCAACAAGTTCTTTGTTAATTGGACAAAAAGAAATATCATTGCGTATCAGAACTGGTTGCTATATGAAAATGAAAATAGTCCAGCAAGGGTAAGAAGATTAAGGTCGTCTTTATCTTCTCTTTCAAACTTTATCGAGAACATCCTTGATGAGGACTATCCAAACTTTAGGAATATTATCGGAAAGATCGAGGCTCCTATTAATACACCTGTTAGAGAAAAAACTGTGTTATCAGACGAAGATGTGGCGGGAATGCTTGATAAGCTCGTCGAAATGAAGCGTTATGACGTTGCATGTCTTACCGCATTAGCCGCGTATGGCGGGAGGCGAAAGGCAGAGCTATGTAGGTTTAAGGTAGACGATTTTTCAGACGAAAGGCTCGTGTGCGGAGGCAGTCTTTGGAAGAGCTCTCCTATGAGATCAAAGGGTAGAGGCAGACAGGGTAAGGTGATTTGCTGTTATACGCTTGCTCATAAGTTCAGGCCATATTTTGATATGTGGATGAAAGATAGAAGTGAAAAGGGGATTAAGAGCGAGTGGCTCTTTCCAAATGCATCTGGCAGTGATCACATAGGAATACCTACAGTTAATAGCTGGATGAATATCTTAAGTAGGATATCTGGTCTTGATATATATGCACATAGTTTTAGACATTACTTCACAACAATGCTTTCTAATGAAGGACTCCCTGACAATGTAATTAAAGAGGTCGTCCAGTGGAATGATATCAGCATGGTTGGAGTGTATGTCGATAGGAATACCGAAGATACATTAGATATGTACTTTGGTTCCGACGGAATAATAAGGAAAGATACAAAGACTTTATCTGATTTATAGTCTTTGCATGAGGAAAAGGAATGATACGGTTAAACGAGTTTATAAGTCGTGTAGCGGCTTCAATTAAAAGCGATGGTACAAAGAAGCATGTAAATCTTCCTAGAAAGGCGTTATATGTTTCTGATGATGACGGTAATACGAGAGTATTTTATATAAAAAGTACTAACAAGGATGTTCAATATACTATTGATGACGTTAAGGTAATTCTTGCTGCTGCAATGAGAACGATGTATGAACTCATACAGTCAGGGGAAAAGGTTCAGTTTAGAGATTTTGGTACATTTGAAGCTAAGTATAGACTCCCTAGAAGATCGAAGCATCCTTGTACTGGCGAGCAAATTGTTATACCGGGTAGATATATTGTTAAGTATATACCTGGGAACAGAATGAAGGTCGCTGCGAGGGTGTATGAGAAACTGCAGGAGGGTATTCAGGAGCCTCAAGAGGACTTGTTTGACGAGAGCATATACTTACCAGACGACGAGGATCAGGATGAACATGATGAACTTGATAGCCTTGAATTGGAGATAGGTGGTGTTGATGACGATGGCGTTGGAAGTGAAGACTGATAAAGCATACTGCAACAAATGTGGTATGGCATACAGTAAGAGAAGGGGAAACTTTCCAATATGCTACGCTGACACATATAAGGGGCTTGGTACGCTTCCTATCTGTAAGACATGCTTCGATCAAATGTATTCTAAGTATCTGAATGATTGTGGTGAAGCAAAGCCAGCGGTAAGACAGATGTGCAGGAAACTAGATTTGTATTGGAGCGATTCTATATTTGATACAGTTATGTTAACTGCTACCGCCGCAACTGCAATGACGAAGTATCTGGCAAGAATAAATAGAAGTAGCTATACGGGCAAGAGCTACGACGATACGTTAATCGGAGAGGGCACGATGTGGAATTTTAATGTAAGTCCAACCGTGCAGGTTCCAGATAAATTATTAGAGTCTCAGTCAGAATCACAGGGCAATGACGAGGATGACGATGAGCCTGTGTCTGAAGATATAAGTGATTTCTGGGGCGAGGGTTACACTCCGTCAATGTACCGTAAACTTGAGAAACGTAGACAATATTGGATGTCAAAGTTTCAAGATGGCACAGAGCTTGATATGGGCACGGAGGCTCTGATTAGGCAAATTTGTGCGCTTGAATTAGATATAAACAGAGATAGAGCTGAAGGTAAGTCTGTTGATAAGAATATAAATACACTCAATAACTTACTTGGCAGCGCTAACTTAAAGCCAACGCAGATTAAGAGCGATTCCACTGCGTTGAACGATATACCGTTTGGCGTTGGCATTGGATGGTGTGAGCAATTCCATCCAGTACCAGAGCCGTCTGATGAGTTTAAGGATGTTGACGGTATAAGGAAATATGTAAGCGTTTGGCTATTTGGGCATTTAGCTAAAATGCTTGGTAAGAAAAATCTTTATTCGAGATTATATGAGGAAGAAGTTGCAAAGATGAGGGTTGAGCGCCCTGAGTTTGTAGATGAGGATGATGAAGAGTTTGTGGAGGATGTTTTATCGTCCTATGATGGCGATAAATAACACATGGGTTATATCTTTGACTCATTGGATCAGTCGTATCGTAGACATATAGAGCGATGCGCTGCGTACTATAGGGCTAATCCGCACAGATTTGCAAAGGATGTACTAAATCTCGATTTAAGAATATTCCAGCAGATTCTCCTTGTGATGATGAACTGGAGTGTCTCGTTTGTTTTTATAGCATCGAGAGGTTTGGGTAAAACATTCCTCGCTGCTATTTTCTGTGTGATACGTGCGATTTTATACCCAGGGTCAAAAATCGTTGTGGCATCTGGCACTAGAGGTCAGGCTGTAAACATACTTCAGAAAATACTGTTAGAACTAAAGCCAAGGTCTCCAGCCTTGGCTTTTGAAATAGACGAGAAACAAACTAAATTGAACGGCATGGATGCCCAGATTGTTTTTAAGAACGGGTCGTTCATAAAGGTTGTAACATCTGGAGACAGTGCTCGTGGTAACAGAGCAAATATACTACTAATCGACGAGTTCAGATTAGTTCCAAAGGATACTGTAGATACAATCCTAAGCAAGTTCCTCACCAACAACAGAATGCCAGAATATTCTGAGCTAACACGTGCAGAAAGACATGCAGAGTATCAGAAAGAACCGAATAAGACATTGTATCTAAGTAGTGCATACTTCTCCGATTCTTGGGCATATGCAAAATGCGAGAGCACATTTAATATGATGCTCGACGAAAACAGACATAGTTTTGTATGCGGGTTCCCATATCAGCTTGCTATTAAAGAAGGATTGCTTATGGCTGAGGCCGTGGCAGACCAGATGGCTGAATCTGACTTTAGCGAAGTAAAGTGGTCTATGGAGATGGGCGCTGAATGGTTCGGTGCCGCAGAAGATGCGTGGTTTGATTTTGATTCTATATCAAAGACAAGACGTATCAAGTATCCAATGTTGCCAGGCAAATTGGCAATTAAGCTAAAAGATCATCCTTATATAAGAATAGAGCCGAAGGCACACAACGAAATACGAATACTTTCAGCGGATATTGCTTTGATGTCTAGTAGAAAACATAACAATGACGCTACGTCTATCTTTATAAATCAGATGACGCCTACGAAGGCTGGAAGATACATAAGTAACTTTATATATGGAGACACAATTGAAGGAATGCATACCGAAGACCAAGCACTAATGATAAGGAAATTATTTGATGAATACGAGTGCGATTATCTTGTACTTGATGCGCAGGGTGTTGGTAGCGGCGTGTACGATTGTCTTGTAAGGGATATCAACGACCCAGAAACAGGAGAAATATATCCTGCTATATCTTGTTATAACAATCCCGATATGGCTGCACGGTGTACTGTTCCTGGTGCAAAGAAAGTTATATGGGCAATTAAGGCTAGTGCTCAATTCAATTCGGATTGTGCATATAGACTGAGGGAAGGTTTTAGGAGCGGTCGAATCAGACTACCTGTTACTGAGTATGATGGCGAAGAATACTTACGTGAAATTAAAGGATATGATAATCTGAGCCCGTCCGACAAACTTAAATTGCAGTATCCGTATATAAACACAACATTATTAATAAATGAGTTGGTCAAGTTACAGTATGAGGAGACCAACGGAAGAGTATCGTTACATGAACGTAGCGGTATGAGAAAAGATAGATACTCTTCTATTTCGTATAATTATTATGTCGCTACATTAATTGAAAATAAATTGAGTAGACAAAATAATATGAATTCAAGCGTATCAAACATGTTTGTTATTAAACCCCCATCTTATAGCGGAAAGGCGGTGAAAACGTTTGGAAGTAATAACAGACACGGGTGGTTCTAAGCGCGGAAAAACAGATTTCGATAAGTTAGTACGGTTAACCAGTAAATTCTCTTCGATGACCAGACTTATCGCAAGAGATCTTAATAACTATAGAAATGCACCTACATTTTCACTGTACTCCAAAGATGACATTATCAAATATCTAAGCGATCCATATAGATATGAGAGACAGCTTAGAAGAGCTGTTATATACATTTACGGAGCCAGTCCTCACTTCAGGAGGATTGTTCAGTATTTTGTCGGGTTAAGCGACTTAGCTTATATCGTAGAACCATATCGTATTGATCCGAGGAAAGCGAATGTAAGAACGCTAGGTAACAATTACCGCAAGACACTTAACATGCTTTCTTCTATGAATATAAAGACACAGATTCCGAAAGTATTAACAGTATGTTTTAGAGAAGATGTATTCTATGGATACTTTTGGATGTCAAATGATAGTATAACTATCCAGCAGCTACCTAGCGATTATTGCGCAATCTCATCTATTGAGGGTAATGTACCCAACGTCACATTTAATTTCTCATATTTCGATTCGTACCCAGGTCTTTTGGAATACTATCCACAAGAGTTCACAACTAAATATAGGATGTATCAAAAGGATCGCACGACGAGATGGATTGAGTTAGATTCTCCGTATGCGTTTGCTATTAAATGCAATGCTGATATTTTGGATTACGCTATACCGCCATTCGCAGGACTTTTAAGAGAAGTATATGATCTTGAAGATTATAGAAACATGAAGCTCACAAAGACTGCGCTTGAGAACTATGCGATGATTGGTATGAAATTACCTATGGATGAAGATGGTAACTTCTTGATTGACTTTAAGAAGGCGAAAGAGTTTTGGTATAACCTTGATAGTGTACTCCCAGAGGAAATAGGTTCGGTACTTACGCCAATGGAAATGACGAAGTTTAGTTTTGAGAAGTCTAACACTGGTGATACAGACACTATTGCAGAAGCGGAGAACAATCTGTTTACCGCTGCCGGTGTATCTTCTCTCTTATTTAATAATCCAAAGGCGAGTGCGAATGCTTTATTACTATCCATTAAGTCAGACCAGAATATGACGTTTGGAATTGTGAAGAGCGTCGGCGATGCAATCAACAGACTTATTCAGTCTCAAGGGTATGGTAAGAATTTCAAAATAGAGTTTCTCGATGTGAGTACATATAACAGGAAGGAAATTGGCGACGCATATCTTAAGGCTGCGTCGTATGGCTTACCTACGATCAGTGCATATGCGGCATCGCAAGGAATAGGACAGGCAGAACTGGATTCGATGAGTTTCTTAGAAGGTACCGTGCTTGGATTGCAGGATATGTTTAGACCAATAGTTAGTTCGAACCAAACATCTAACTTACCGGTTGAATCAAAAGGAGCCACTGATGAAGGCGGGGCTCCACAAAAGGATATTGGCGAACTCACCGATGACGGAGAACAAACCAGAGAGGGTGAGTATTAATGGATAAGTTTATTTATGTCTTCAACAATACAGATAAGGAGTCATTGCTGGCTCATGGATATCTATTATTAAAAGAAGATTATAATAATAATATTTTTATATTTGACGCAAATAGTTCTGATAAACAGTTTGCGTTGTCGGATGTGGATAGTTATGTGGCATCCGATACTCTTACATTTTAATTTGCTTAATGCCCTGCTTATGGCGGGGCTTTTTTAATTGGAGGGTTAGGATGGCTAATAAGGTTTTAAATCTTACGTTCGCATCATCTCTAACCAATCTGTGCGAAGTGAATTCGTCATTTGATTCAGGCGTATTACAAATAGCATATGTCGGGAA